GCAGTGGAGAACCTCAGTCAAATCCTTAGAGGTTAATAACAAGAAAGGCTACACAGAGACTATCTACAATGATGGCTCTATGCTGGTTCGTGATCATGCAACCAAAACAGAAGCTTTCATACAATCACCCCACAGTGATGAAGATTTAATTGATACAATGTTAAGAGAGGAGAAATAAGATGTTGTTTAATAAAAAGGATGATTTGCTAAGGCAAACACAAAAGATGACCTCAGAAGAGGTTATAGAGGCTTATGCAAGGTTAAACTTGTATCAGAAGGCTGGTCTACTTAGACTCTTGCTTAGAGATGTAATCTTTGAGAATAAGAATGAACAGATCAGTGGCTTACAATACACTGACATAGATGTAGATGGTGCCATCATAGTTGCTAAAAGTAGTGACTAAAGACCATACTTTTTTCTGAGCTTATGCACCCCAACTTGAAAGGCTATCTTTTGGTTGTGGTGCTTTAGGTCTTTGTACATGGCATTAAGATACTTAGGCTCAAACCTATACACCCTATTAGGCATCCAGTAAACACTAAGATACTCTAAAGTGTCTGCTCTCTTTTGGCTGAAGCCTTGGTCTAACAAGAACTGTATTCTTTCCTTGTAGGTATTAAATTTAGATGCTTCAGAACCCCAGTGTGCAAAGTCTTGATCTTTGTCTCTAATCACAGGTCATGCAATTCGATTGGCACTATCTTGTTGTGTAGATTGTAGGGTGTGTAGATGTCATGCTCTTTACAATGCATCATGATGTCTATGGCTTGTTGGTTCTGTGCTGAACCATAAGCAATGGACTCAGGTGTAAGCTCATAGACCACATAAGGGTATGGCTGTGCTTTTTGTACAGCTATGAACTGAAAGCTATCTACATCTAACCCAACACTCTGTCCAGCAGTTAAATAAAAGGCACCCTGCTGATAGTAGCCATAGCTTCTCACAGACTGAATGAATGATCTTGGACTGGCACTTCTGCATGTCTTGAGATCAATGATGGTGTTATTAGCAAGCATGTCTAGTCTTGACTTGCATCTGTGTCCATAGAAATCAAAGACAATGGTAAGCTCAGTCTTATCTCCTTCCTTGGGTCTAAGTGCATCTAAGACTTCTACCCTAGCCTGACACTCATCTACCATGGCTTGAGTTACCACAGTTCGATTGCCCACAGAATCCATAAACTCTGCATACTCTTCTTTGCCTAGCTTGGTTCTTCTATCTATGTTGGGAGCTATCACAAACTCATCAACAAAGACATGTGGTTCTAAAAACAAACAGTGTTGCAGTCTGCCTTCCACAAAAAAGCTTGCCTCACTGTCAGGTTTGGTCTCATATTTCCATGTGTATGGGTCTTTGATAATGCTGGTTAAATCATGTGATCTGATAGCATCTATGTTGTTGTACTCATCAAAAGGCATGTCCTCATAGACACCTACTGGGTACTTTTCTTTTGAATTAATGTTGATTACATCTGCCATGGTTTACCTCCATTTAAGGGAGAAGGAATCCTGCATGGCAAGATTCCCCCTGTTGGGTGGTAGTTTTTGTTGCAGAGAGGAAAACTACCAAACCCCTTGTGTTGGTTTTAAAAAGGATGACCAACAACCTAAAGGTTTGATGCTGTTATACATAAAAGGAGCTATCGATAATAGCAAAAATACAGCATCCCACCAAAACTAGAATGGTATGTCTTTATCAGTGACACCACCATCTTCCACTTCACCATCTTCTGCAAGGTCTTTTAAAGATGATAGATCACTTTTATCCTCTGTGGAATTTTTTTGTGACCAAGCCTCAACTTCGATTGAACTTTCAATCTTGTCAGCAAAGAACTCAGGCATCAGTGCCATCTTCTTCATCTCTTCCTTGTTGTCAGCAGAGACATAAGTATCTATGTCAAAGGTGAAAGCTTCATTCACAGTTGGCACCACACTGTCATCCAGTCTATGCACTGCTTTGACTTTTGGCTTGCCCTTATCACTGTTGACTATATTTAGAACACAGTTGACACCTAAAAGCTTGGTTAGGTCTAAGCCTGCAAGCTCTTCATTGGTGATACCACCTTTCCATGTATCTAAGTCTCTATAAAGAGTAGACTTTTCATGCAGTGAAAGTTTGTACCACTTGTTGACACCAAATGGTCTGCCATCTTCCATCTTTGCATCTAAGGTTTCCCAAAAGAAGATTACAGTGTGTTTTTTCTCATACTCAGTTGTAGAACCAAATTTGAGTTCCATGTGTGTGCCTATATCGATAATTCGATAACACACAGCATTGTGCTTACCCTCAGCAAGCTCTTCAAAGCTTCCTTGGTTTTCAGAAATAGTTAAAGACATAATTTTTTTCTCCTCATATGTTTACATTTCTCACCTAACAAAGTATATTGGAAGGTGTTAGTTAGAACATATTAAAGAACTAAGGTAGAGGAGTCAAGTGTGGGAATAAAAAAAGTTCAAGGCAATAACAAAAACTTCAACAATCCATTGACCATGGAAAGCATGAACAAGTTTTTAGAGTTTTTAGTAGAACATGGTTTAGAAAGAAAAGATGAACCTTTAATACCCAATCCTGATAGACCACAAAAGGCATACACCAATGTAGACAACAAAAGGCGCCTCTCAGGTTATTATGCATACTATGATAACTATGGAATGGCTTGTGGCTTTTGTGCTGACTATAGAACAGGAGTCACTCACAATTTTAGATTACTAGGTAAGTCACAGAGACTTAACACAGAAGCCATTGCAAAGTTTAAAGCAGATAGTGAAAAAGCTAATGCAGACAAACATGCCAAAGCAAGAAGAATGGCACAAAAAGTTTGGGGTGTAGCACAACCTGTAACCACACACAGGTACCTTTCTCTGAAGAATGTTGCACCCCAATCCTGTGATGGGATAAAAGAACACAGAGGTGAATTGGTCATACCTGTTCATGATGGAGAGGGCAAGATATGGTCATTGCAGTTTATTAAAGAGGATGGTTCCAAAAGATTTCTGAGTGGAGGCAAAATCTCAGGCAACTTTGCCATCATAGGTTTATCTTTGATGAAAGAAAGCCAAGAGATAGGACTGGGTGAAGGCTTTGCTACTTGCAGTACCATCTTCCAAGAAAAGAACATACCTATGATTGTGTGCTTCAATGCAGGCAACCTTGTCCATGTTGGTGAGATCATTAAGGAGGAAATGCCTAATAAAAAGTTCACTATCTATGCTGACAATGATGCTAACAATGTAGGTCAAGATAAAGCCATCAAGACAGCACAAAAGATAGATGCTGATGTGGTCATGCCTGAAGAAGAAGGCATGGACTTCAATGATCAAAAGACACTGGTTGGAGAGGTGGTCGAAAAAAAGGTTGATGTGCCTATGGTCTTAGAGTTTGAAAAGACTGAGAAGGGTAGAATCATGCCAACCACTGAGAACTATCAAGCACTTATGAACATGCATGACATAGAGGCACACTATGATGTCATCAAGAAAAGAATAGACATCAACATCCCTAATTTTTCCCCTATTGCTGATTTAAAGGATGAAGCGGTCCTTGTCGAGCTAGAGAATCTATGCATCAAGAACTTCCTGCCACATCAAAGATTGAGAGATGCAGTCAAAATTATTTCCAAAGAACACAACCCAGTTGCAGATTGGATAGACTCTAAAGAATGGGATGGCAAAGAGAGAATCACAGACTTCTGCAACTCCATCACCAGTGTAGATGAAGAACTCAAGCACATGCTCATGAAGAAATGGTTGCTCTCATGTGTGGCATGTGTGTATGAGCCTGATGGTGTCAGTCTTGAGGGATGCTTAGTCTTACAAGGCAAGCAAGGTACAGGAAAGACATTGTGGTTTAAGCGTCTAGCTGACTTCAATAGAGGCTGGTTGCTAGAAGGTGCAACACTAGACCCCAAAGACAAAGATAGTGTCAAGAAGTGTGTGAGTCATTGGATTGTTGAGCTAGGAGAACTAGAAGCTACCTTTAAAAAGGCAGACATCAATCAACTCAAAGCATTTATTACTGCAAGGTCTGATGAAATGCGCCTTCCCTATGATCGTAGCTTCACCAACTATCAAAGAAGGACAGTGTTCTTTGCTTCAGTCAATGAGCCTGAATTTTTGATGGATGGCAGTGGTAATAGGCGGTTTTGGTGTATCAAGGTCAAAGACATCAACCCTCACCACAACATAGACATGCAACAGATGTGGCAAGAGGTTAAGCAGAAGTATTACAAGGCTGGTGAAAAGAATTGGTACCTGAACAAAGAGGAGAGAGACATGTTGCAAGAGTCCAATGAAGGTTTCAGGACACAGGGTGCAGTAGAGGACTTGCTCTTGCATCATGTGGACTTTGATGCCTTGGACTCAGAGAAGAAAGGCTGGCAACTCACACAGCTATTAAGAGCCATGGGTATCAGAAACCCAAGGAACATTGATTTCAAAGATGCATCAAGGGTGCTGACTGATAGAGGCATCATGCCTAGAAAGAGCAATGGCAAGAAGCTCTATGATGTAAGTCTGATCAACATAGAAGAAGAGGAGGCATTGGAGTTCTAGTATGAGCAAAGAGAATAAGCAACCCACATTGTTTCAAGATGAACAATATGAATGGGAGGGTATGCCTGAGTTTGAGCAGAAAGATTTATCTCCATGGCACCAAATAAATGTTCGATTTGCCAATGAAGAGGACTTTGAGGAGTTTAAGCATAGGATGGAACAAGAGATCACACCCAAGCAGAAGTCATTGTGGTTTCCATTTAAGCCACATAGGAAGGCATCAGCCTTTGTATATATAGATGAGAGTGACAAGGATTTAAGTGATGAAGGTCAATAGATACCCAATCTACATAGTCTCAAAAGGCAGGTGGGAGTCAAGATACACCAGCAAGGCACTCGAAAAGATGAGAGTTCCCTACTACATAGTGGTGGATGCAGAAGAATATGATGATTATTGTAGTGTGATTGATGAACACAAGGTCTTGGTAATGGATAAGCAAGCAGAGATAGATTATGAGACATGTGATGACTTGGGTTTATCGAAACCAGTAGGGCCGGGTGCTAAGAGGAATTGGTGCTGGCAACATGCTATTGGACTTGGTGCAAAAAGACACTGGGTGATGGATGACAACATATCCTCATTTATGAGGCTACATAATAACTTCCATCATAGAGTGTGGACACCTGCACCCTTTCGTGCTTTGGAGGACTTTGTAGATAGGTATGAGAATGTAGCTATGGCTGGCTTCAACTATGACTTCTTTTGTCAGTCCAAGCTTGTACACCCACCTTATAGAAAGAACACAAGGATATATTCATGCAACCTCATAGACAATGCTGTGCCATACAAATGGAGAGGCAGATACAATGAAGATACAATACTTTCACTGGACATGCTTAAAGATAATCTATGCACCATACAATTTAATGCATTTAATCAAGAGAAGGCTGGTACAAATATCATGAAGGGTGGTAACACAGATGCTTTCTATAAAGATGAAGGCACATTACCTAAGTCACAGATGTTGGCTGAGGTACACCCTGATGTTGCAAAAGTGGTGTGGAGATATAGCAGATGGCACCACCATGTGAATTACAACCCATTTAAGTCCATACCATTGATCAAGAAGAAAGATGTGATCATACCTCAAGGTTTTAACAATTATGGCATGAAGCTTGTGAGCAGGGTAGGGTAGGGTATCTATTATGAGCAAACTTTGTAATTTTATGAGAGTAAGGGTGATGCAATGGAGAGCAATCCCCTTTGCCATGCCCTATCTTGAAAGTGTTGATAGAATGGGGTTTGTTGGCTATTTAGGGTATAGTATACCCTTTATATATAAAGATTTATATATAGTAATAGTAGGTAGGTATATATATTAGTATGGATTATTATATGTAAGTTATAAGTTATAGGAAGCTGTACACCACACCCTCTACCCTAAAATGATATGAAAGAAGATAAACCAAAAAAAGGCAGACCAAGAAAAAAAGCACCAAGCTCATCATTTACTGATAAGCCAATGGCTTTTATTCCTGATGAAGAATATAACCTGACTGAAATGCAGACAGCATTTGTTTGGCATTATGTGAATGATAGTTGCACACAAACAGAAGCCGCTCGAAGAGCAGGGTTTGAGTTTCCAGCACAGGCCGCTTCTAAATTCTTAAATGGCAAGGACTTTCCTAATGTGGTTAAAGCTATCAAGGTTAGAAGAGATGAGCTTGCACATAAGTATGCAATTACTCCTGAAAAGACAGCCAAGATGCTATGGAAAGTTAGTGAAGAAGCTTATGCAAAAGGACAGTTCAATGCTAGTGTTTCAGCTTTAAGAGAACTTAATGAGTTGGCTGGGTTAAAGATCAAGAAGAGTGAGAACCTCAACATCAATGCTAACTTGGATAATCTATCAGCCAAGGATATAGAAGAACAACTCACTGCTATCTTTGGTGGCAACATCATTGATGCTGAACCTGATGACTTATGATTAGAGTAGGATTTACTTGTGGAGCATTTGATCTATTACATGCAGGTCATGTGGTTATGTTGAAAGAAGCAAAACAGAACTGTGATCATCTTATTGTTGGTTTGCAGACTGACCCAAGCATAGATAGAGAGGAGAAGAACCAACCAGTTCAATCAATCTATGAGAGATACATGCAATCAAGTATGTGGATGAAATATTGCCTTACGATACAGAAGAAAGTCTCATGGATTTATTAGAGTCAACAAACATTGATGTGAGGTTTGTTGGTGAAGAGTATCAAACCAAAACATTCACTGGTAAGGGTCTGCATCCTATTTTTTACACCAGCAGGAAGCACACTTTTAGTTCTACATCACTTAGAAACAGAATATCCACAAAGCATTAACATTTAAAACTAAGGCAAATAACAAAATACATCTGTGAAACCAAGAGAGAGCCTTTTTTCTCTCTCCAACGCTAAAAAAGGGCAAAAAATCAAAAAAACACCTTAAATCAATGACTTACAGCTTTTTTTTGCAAGAATAAATGTCTGTTTGCTGGCTTAAAATAAAAACATTGCTCAAGCACTGCTAACATATGCATAAAAACAGCCTGCACAAGCTCCTGAGAAGCCTATAGGAAAGGGACTCCTTGGGTTTGGCAAAAAAAGGTCAAAAAATCGCAAAACCTTGACCCCTGCACCCCTATATAGCCAAGTGCCTGTGCAAGTGCAGTTGCAACTGAGTTATAAATATTCAGTAATCAATTTTGAAGATAAGTGTTAATTCCAATACAAATATGTATAATGCAACTTATGAAGATAGATAAACATGCACTAAAAGAAACCATGAGTGATGTAGGAGTTGGCTTTCTGCTGGCTTTCCCAATATCACTAACAGTCCTGAATATTTGCAATTATTTTGATGCATCAGTCTTGGCTACCTCCATTGCCCAAACTTTTGTCTTTACCATTTTTGCTATAGTAAGAAAATATGCCATTAGGATTACATTCAAAAAAGCCAATGAAAACCAAAACTAATCTTGAATCCATCTACTTGGCTTGGTGGCTTTCTGACCTAGCCAACAAAAAGGCTGAAGCACTCATAAAAAAATATCAAAAAAAATAATTACACTTTTTTCTATATAAGTGTTGACATCCACACTTTTATCCTTATTATAGATAGTGTAAGTAACAATGCTTACACAACATAAAAGGAAAATTATGCAAAATATAGAAGAAAAAAAACTAGACAACATTAAGCTTGAAAGAGCTTATGATTTCTTGAAGTATGTAGATCGAACCAGTAGCTTTGCCTACATCCCAACAGATGTAGATGATGTTAAACCTTTCTTTCTTGCACAGATCAAGGATGTTGTTGATTCATTAATAGAAAAAGTAATAGCTGATGACCCTGAAAGGGCAAAGTTTTACAGATTGATGGAGGATAACAATGCCTAAATCAACTCTAGTAAAAGACATCAAAGCAGAATTGCTTGAACAACTCAAAACCAAAGGCATGGATTTCACTATGCCTTGGTTTAGATGTGGCTTACCTCAAAATGCTTTTAGCAAAAAGTATTATAGAGGTGGCAACTTACAACATTTGGATTTCGTGCAAAGGCACAACAAATGGAACTGCAACCAGTGGGGAACATTTAAGCAGTGGTCATCAAAAGGTCACAAAATTAAAAAAGGCTCCAAGGGAACTCAAGTTTATTTTTGGGAACTCAAAGACAAAGATGAGGCTTACCTCAACGAAAAAGAAAGAGCAGTATTTTTGGCTACCAAGAAGTTGCCAAAAGTTTTACTGCAAAAATTCTTTATTGTCTTTAATGGTTATCAAATAGAAAACTATGACATCAAGAAGAATCTTGAGCATGTCAAAAAAATGTCTGAAGAAGCTTATCAACAAATTGATGCATCTATCGAAAAAACACAAGCCAACATCATCCACCATGAGGGTGATGCTTTCTATGTGAAACATGCACCATTTTTAAATTTTGAGAATCTTCAAGATGACACCATTTACATGCCTCACAAAGAAAACTTTTTTACAGATCAAGATTATTATTCAACTTTGTTGCATGAACTTACTCACTGGTCAATGACCAAAGAGAGAACCAACAGGGTTGAGAAAAAATTATCTTATGCAGAAGAAGAACTGGTTGCTGAAATTGGTTCTGCTTTCTTATGTGCCTACTTAGGTGTAGAGAAGAAACCTAGACCATGCCATGCAAAATATTTGAATAGCTGGTTGCAAGAAGTTGAAACTAAGTCAGAGAGAGATGTGCTTAAGTATTTCACACTTGCACAACAATCACTGGATTTCTTTATGAAAACATTTGAAGAGGAGGAAACTAAAGAGGTAGCTTAGGCTACCTCTTTTTTTAGGAGTAACTATGAAATTATATGTAGCAATAGATGAATATAACAATGTTTATGCATATACCAGCAAAAAGAAAATGCTTTCAGAAGCAAATGCAAATGAATGGGAAGTACATGAGCCTATTATTTTTGATCTAACCAAAACAGGTGTAATAGAAGCAATGAAAAATTTAACATTTTATTGTGGCAACACAGCAGAGATAAAAATAGGTAATTAATGCTTGCATATATATTAACAAGTGTTATTATTAATATATCTAAACATAAAAGGAGTAGATAAATGAAAAAAGAATATGATGTTTACGAGTACGATTATCACACTAAAAAGAATGTGATAGTTGCTACCTATAAATACAAAAAAGATGCTGAAAAGCATCTCAAAGAAAATGGTGTCAGAGACATTATTCAATGTTCAGTAGAGCCTAATCTATATGGCATGGAGCATTGGGGACATGGTGTTGTATCTGACATTTATCCCACTTACAGAATTAGAGAGGTGCAATAATGACAGAAGAAACTAGAGAAGAAATGATCAACAGGCTCAAAGCAGAGCTTGGTGACCAACTTCATGAAACCTATGAAGTCCAATGTGCTTTTCATGGCAAGATCACAGGAACCTTTGACAAGTTCCTAGACAATCCAAGTGGCTGTAAGCAATGCATCAAGCAGGGCATGGTGACTTGGGATAGAGATTTTCACCAAGGCATCATTTGGCAAGCCATCAATAAACTCATTGCTGACAACAAGTTAGCAATCAAGCAAGCAGAAGCAGAGGTACTAGAAAATGCAAGCATTTAATAAACAACCCATAAGGGAACTTACCCCAGCAGAGGATTATCTGCTAGATGAAAAAGGTGACAACTATGAGCATGGCTCAGGTTGGTCAGAAGATTACCAAGACCCAAGCAAGTTTTGGGGTCATGGCATGAGTCATGTTTATTGCAACAGGAATGTTGCTTTCAGACTCAAAGAAGAGAAGTGGCATGGCTTGACCTCCATGATCATCAAACCAAATCACATAGAGGTGCTAATCAACAAAACACCTTTTAGCAAACCTGAGCTTAAGAAAGCCTTGGTTGAAGTTTGGTTTGGCTCACTTGCACCTTTTGATCAAAATGAAAATCGCAGGCAGGCTCGAAACCAGCAAGCAAGAAATAGAAGGGCAAAGTTGAAGGAGGCAAACAATGGACTTTGATAATAAGAAAAAGAAAGTCAGTGGCAATGTCAATGTAGTCTGTGGTGCTGACTTATGGCAAGACTTACATGAGTTGCATCAAGAGTTTGGCATCAACAAGTCTGACATACTCAACAACTTCATTCATCATCATTACAACACCAAAGATGATTTTATGAAGGTGCTAGCTCCCATCATTAAGACTAGGTTGCAAAAAAAGATTGCAGAGCTTGAGAAGTTGGAGGGCAAGGTTGATACCATTCAATCTGTGCCTGAGCAACCCAAGAAGGTTTATGTGATTAACAACCATGTGGAACCTAAGCAAGAAGCCAACAAGGAATCAGATGTTGGCTCTATCAACAACCCTGTCTCACTAGAAAGATCAGCACACAAGTGTGAGTTCACTGAGCAGGCTGTGACCATGGTTCAAGGTGAGATTGATTCTTGGTTGCATGATACCAAGTCCAAAGGTTTAGCCATTAGGTTTAAGAAACATGGCAAGGCTTATTACACTAGAGCTAAGAATGTTGCTATCAGCAAAAGCACTCTTAGAATCAAGATAGGTGACACCAAGCTGATGACTTTGGATGAGGCAAGACAGAAACATGCTCAAAATTTGCACACCATTTATGTTGAAGGCAGGAATCCTAACAAAATAGTGCCTAAAAAATCGAAAGCTGAAAAGCCAGTGAAGGAGGATAAGACTCCAAACATGGAAGAAGATACCTCAGAGCTTTTGGACTTTGCTAACTTAAGAGCTTACACCATTGATGACATTCACATCTTGGGTAGACTTTTGGGCAACATAGACCCATTGCTTAATAATTGCATGACCAAGTTTCACAATGCTTTGTCTAAAGAAGCACACAGACAATGCTTGGATATGTTCAGAGATGGTATCACCATTGCTGAGTTGAGACAGAAATCTTACAAATTGCACACCCAATACAGAGATGACCCTGTGACTGTGGGTTATCAGATGCTTGTTTATAGACTTGCAAAAGCCATATATAATTTTGGCACCAAAGAAGAGAAAGAAGCATTTAATTTTTAATGGGGGAAACTATGTCCAACAACGATATTATCAATGAGTTAATCCAGCTTTTTAAACAACTCAATCTTGAGGCTCAGGAAGAGATTGCAGGCATCATCAAAAAGATCATTAGGGAGAACAAAGACAATGCTGAGAAATGAACCACTGGTCTATGAAGCCATTTATGGCTACATCAGAGTATCAACTTTAGAGCAAGTCAAACATGGCACCTCACTCAAACAACAACAAGAAGAGATCAAGAAAATGTGTCTCTACAAGTTTGATAGGGAGCCTGATGATTATTTTATAGATGATGGGGTGAGTGGCACCTTAGATTTCAACCTAAGACCACAAGGCTCCAAACTCCTAAATGTGCTTGAACCCAATGATGTGGTTCTATGCTCAAGATTAGATAGATTGATTAGGAGCCTTACCCTGCTATGCACCATCAGAGAAAGCTTCAATGATTCCAACATTCATTTGTTTGCAAGAGACATCATGGGTGGTACTGATTCTATTAGTACCTCTCAGTCAC